GCAAATAGGCGCGCTGCAAATAGGCGCCCTGCAAATAGGCGCCCTGCAAATAGGCGCCCTGCAAATCGGCGCGCTGCAAATCGGCGCCCTGCAAATAGGCGCCCTGCAAATAGGCGCCCTGCAAATAGGCGCCCTGCAAATCGGCGCCCTGCAAATAGGCGCCCTGCAAATAGGCGCCCTGCAAATCGGCGCGCTGCAAATCGGCGCGCTGCAAATCGGCGCCCTGCAAATAGGCGCTCCGCAAATCGGCGCGCTGGCCGCCTTCATTGCGCAACCACTTAAGATGATCCGCCAACACAACGGCAATTTGTTCCTGCGTCATTGGGCGGCCCCCCGGCGCATGTTCCAATTATCAATCGCGCGATAGAAGGTGCCATTCACGGCGTCATCTTCGGCGCGGCGTTCAGCTTCGGCGGTCACGGTGCCGGCGCTTTCAACCAACACATCAATCGCGTGATCAATCGCCTCGGAAGCGTCTTGGCTTGGCGCGGCGGCGCTGATGTCAAGAAGCTGCGCCACCATGCGCTCAATTTGCAGCATCGCGGACCAAGCCATAGTCGCGGCATCGTGCCAGTTGCCATGCTTGTCATCGGGGCAGCGCTCCAGATCGGCGCGAAACTTGGCCAGCGTCACAAGCGCTTCGTGCTTGGCTGGCGCTTCGGGCGGTTGCGTGGGGAGAAGATTGAGCATGGCTTGGTGCCTCTGTTCGGGTTGCGATGTGCTAACCCTATGCCTAAAAAATATTTCCGTCAAGATATTTTTTCCCTTGACGCGGATATTTTTTCTGGCGTAGGGTAGGCATATGAAAGACACCGAACACATGGTCGCCTCTTTTGGTGGTCCGGCGAAGCTGGCGCAGGCTGTTGGTTCAACGCCTGGCGCCGTGAAAAAATGGCGTGCACAAGGAGTGCCGTATCGGTATCATGCTACGTTGCGCGCTATGATGCGCCGCAGGAAGTGGAGCGCGGAACAAATTGGCGCTATCTTGGAATGGAGGCCAAGTAAATGAAAGCCAAGCTATCCCGCGCCGTTGCGCGCGTGTTTTGGTTCATTGGCGAGAGGCTATTCACGGTTAGCAAGGCTTTTGAAAGCCTTGGCGACCGCATCAATTTGATTGGCGTGAAGCGCGCTCCGCCTTCAGAAATCAATCAAATTTTCTATGTGACGGCTAAAGCGCATTCAAAAAAAATGACGTCTGACGCCATTAAAAAAAATGCGCTGCTTGACGATAAAACAGTCGGTGGCATTGACCGTAGGCCGTCTTGGTGGCGCCAATGAGATATCTTGCGCCGATGAATCACGAGCGCGGCACGGGGCGGCGCGCTTTTGAGAACCGCGATTGGAATGAAAGCGATGTAGCCACGCTACGCGCTGAATGGGCGACGGGCGCATCCACGGCGGAAATCGGGCGCCGGATGGGTATCAGCAAAAACGCGGTTATTGGCAAGGCGCGGCGCTTGAGATTGCCGGCGCGTGAAGCGCCAGCCAATATCGCGTCACCGAAAAGCCGGGGCATGGTGTCCCGGCCTGCCGCCCGCAATCCGCAAGAACTTCCCGTCTTCGAAGCGCGGGCGGCTTCCCCATCGCGGTCTCGTGCCGCTATCATCTCCGGCGTTTCCTCCGCCGTTGAGCGCCCGAGCGCCTCCCCTCGGGTTGAAAACTTGCCCGAGGCGGTTGCGGAAACGCCGCCGCCTCGGGTCTTTTTGGGGAAAAAGTGCTGCCATCCGATTGGCGACCGCACCTGCAATGAACCAGTGCGGGCCAATGCGCGCGGGCTGAAATCGCCTTATTGCCCGGAACATTTTGCTTTGATTTACGCGGCGCCGCCTGCCAAGAGCGCGACGAATCCACCGCCTGCGACCTGGCTGAAAAATCGCGGCGTGATTTGGGCGCGCGGGTGATGCGTAAAGAAGTCATTGGCCTGGCAACGCTGTATCTTGGCGACTGCCGGGAGATTGCGCCGGGGCTGGAGCGGCCAGCGGCGGTGATTACTGATCCGCCGTATGGGTTGGGCGACAAGATGAAGGGCGGGACTTGGGGCGCTACGGCTACTCGCGCGGATATGCTTGCATGGGACCAAGAGCCGCCGCATCAAACATTTTTAGCCGAATTGTGCGGCATGTCCGCGCGCGTTGTCCTTTGGGGGGGGCAATATTTCGCGCTTACTCCAAACCGTTGCTGGTTTATGTGGCGCAAGATCAATGCGGTACCAACCATGGCGGATTTTGAAATGGCTTGGACAAATTTGGACCGCCCAGCCAAGTGTTGGGATGGAAATGTTGGGCGCGTTGAACACGGGCACCCGACCGAAAAGCCCGTTGCCCTCATGCGCTGGTGCATTGAACAGGCCAAGGTCCCGCCCGGCGGCGTGATCCTTGATCCCTACATGGGTAGCGGTTCAACCGGCGTGGCGGCAATGCAGATGCGCCATCCCTTCGTCGGGATTGAGATCGAGCCGCGCTACTTCGACATAGCCTGCCGCCGCATCGAACAAGCGCAGCGCCAAGGCGATATGTTCCGGGATGCGCCGCCATGACCCTGATCGTCCTGACCTTCCTTATCTGCGCCAGTGACGGCACCGCTTGCGAGCCGGGCTATCAAGCGCATCGTAGCTGCGTGACGGCGCAGGCGTATGTTCGGGCGGGGCTGCATCCGGCGCTGATGATCAAGGATATTGTTTGCACGGTGGAGGCGAAGAAATGAGCGCCGCCTTAAACAGCGTCAAGGTTCTATTTGGCTTTGCGCTTTTTGGATTGGCGGTTTTCGCCATTTTCGTCGGCGTGATTCTGTCCGTCGAATACGTTGCAGGAGTGATTGGGTTATGAACAACGACGAATACCGCGCGCTGGTGGAAGCCGGGCCTGCCGTGGTTATGGTGGCGAAGGCGGATATGCTGAAGCTGTTGGATCGGCTGGAAAAGGCTGAAAAGATGGTCGCATATTTGCAGGCAACGCCGCAATGACCCGCGCCTTGCCACAACGCGCCCGCAAGCTATCCGATGATGATGTGCGGGAAATTCGCGTCAATCCAATACCGGGGCCGGTGCTGGCGCAACATTACGGCGTGACCCAGAAAGTGATTTGGAGCATCCGCAACGGCGAAAGCTATAAGCATGTGAGGGATGAACCATGACCCGCGCCGCGCCAGAGCGTGCCATTCAGATCGCCATTAAGCGCCGCCTGGCCCTGTCTGGCGTGGTGTGCCATCATTCGCCCAATGCGGGCAAGCGCAGCGTGATCGGCGGCAGGATGCTCAAGGCAGAAGGCATGATCACCGGATGGCCTGACTTGACGCTGGTAGGGCCGGACAAGCGCATCGCGTTCCTTGAAGTAAAGGCCGAGAAAGGCCGCACCAGCGCCGCGCAAGACGACTGCCTCGCCATGCTGCGCCGTATGGGGCATGATGTGGCGGTGGTGCGGTCGCAGGATGACGCGGTGCTGATGTTGCAAGAATGGGGATGGCCGGTGAGATGATAGCTGCGCTTTATGTCGAACCAGGCGGCGCATATTACGGCCTTCCGGGCGTTGATCCTTGGGACCAAGCGCGCGACGCGCGGCAATACGCGGGGCCTTGGCCGGTTGTCGCGCATCCGCCGTGCGAGCGGTGGGGGCGTATGTGGTTTGGGTCACCGCGCAAGCCGAATAAAAATCTGTACCGGCTTGGTGATGACGGCGGTTGTTTTGAGGCAGCCCTTATGGCGACACGTAGATGGGGTGGCGTGATTGAACATCCGGCATACAGCAACGCTTGGCGCCATTTTGGGTTAATTGCTCCCCCTCACACTGGCGGATGGTGTGTCGCTGACTGGTTTGGCGGGTGGGGTTGCTATGTTGAGCAGGGCCATTACGGTCATCCGGGCCAAAAGGCGACTTGGCTTTACGCCAATGGAACAAGTCTTCCTTCGCTTCGTTGGGGCGCCGCTGAGCAGCGGTTGTGCCCAATTATGTTAGAGCGCCACGGTTATAAAAAAGCGCGTCGGTGCGGCATTACCGGAAGCTTGGGCGGACAAAAAAAGAAGTCGGCACGGGCGGCATCACCGCCCGAGTTTCGGGATTTATTGCTTTCGATTGCCCGGACAGCGGAGCGCCGCCATGCAGCGTAGCGCCACCCTTGCCGGGCTTGAACCCATCCCGTCCACCCTAGAACAGCGCCTTGCCTTTTACCAGCGCTTCGCCCGCAATCTTGCCGAGCGCGTGCCTGATCCGGTAGAGGATGCGGAGCGCGAGGCGCATTTTGAGACGCACAAACAAGGCAAGACATGAAGCGCCGGTCAATCTATGATCCGCTTCCCGCGCCAACTGCGGCAGAGATCGCCAATGAATACGCGCGCATGTCGCGCGATAGTTTGGCTATGGCATTGGCCGCGATGGGATACAAGCGCGCGATATTTCAGGCGCCGCGCATTGGAACGCCGCTTTGGTATGAATACGCCATATTGAGCGAGAGTTTAGACACGCGCGCAGATCGTGCGGATTGGCCAGTCCTTTTGTTGATTCGCAGTCGAAAAACGCCTGCCGTCTGGTTCTGCACTGTTTCATGTGATTGGAAAACGGACGGCGCCAAAGGGCGCAGCATCATCAGCCTAGCAAGCTACACTTGGGAGATGTCGGAGAATGAAGCCGCCCGCCGCATTCTTGAAGCAGTCGAACCGGACGCTAGACGTGTCAGACTATGACCCCGACGACTGGAACCGCGCGCTCACAGGCTCGGCACGCCAGCAACGTGCCGCCGCCAAGTCTGCCAAGTCTGAAGCCGGTATCATGTCCTTTTCGGAGGAACAAGCCGCCCTTGCCTTTGCGGCAAAGCAGGAAGGCAAGATGGTTTGGGACCATACCGCTAACCAATGGTTTCTTTTCAGCAAGGGCAAGTGGACGGTTGACGGGATAGGCGAGGCCAATGACCGCGCCCGGCAATTCTTGCGCGACCTTCAAGCCACGCCTGGCATATCTGAGGGCGAGCGCAAGGCTATGGGCAAGCTGGCGTTCACGCGCAACGTCCTAGCGTTTGCACAGTCAGACACGCGCATCGCAGTGCATCAAGGGGTGTGGGATGCTGACCCTTGGCTTCTTGGCGTGCCGGGTGGCGTGGTAGACCTGAAAACCGGCAAGAAACGCGATGCCAAGCCCGGCGAATACATCAGCCGAAACACGCTTATAGCCCCTGCCGCGCCTTCATCCGATCCGGTACTATGGCGCAGCTTCCTAATCGAAGCGACAGCCAACGACCCGGAAACCATTGCTTTCCTCCAGCGCCTTTGCGGGTATTTCCTGACCGGCGACGTGACAGAGGAAATGCTCGCCTTCCTGTACGGCAGCGGCGGCAACGGCAAGGGCGTGTTTGTCACCACAGTCACCACGATCCTAGGCGGTTATGCCGTAGCGGCGCCCATGGGGGCCTTCACGGCAGATAGCCGCATGAACGTGGAATACTACCGCGCCCGCATGGCTGGAAGTCGCCTTGTCACCGCGTCAGAGACAGAGGCAGGCCACGCATGGGCAGAAAGCCAGATTAAGGAATTGACCGGCAACGAGGCGCCAGTCTCCGCGCGCCAGCCGTTCGGACGCCCCTTCGAATACTGGCCGCAATACAAGCTGATGTTCGTCGGCAACCACGCGCCACGCCTTAAGGGCCGCAGCAAGGCCATGGAGCGCCGGTTGCGTATTGTCCCTTTCGACAATGAGCCGGCGCAGCCAGACCACACCCTAAAGACCCGGCTAGAGGCAGAATATCCGGCCATCCTGCAATGGATGATCGAGGGTTGCCTTGCGTGGCAGCAGCAGCGCCTTGGCACCGCGCCCGCCATTGCGGCAAAAACAGCCGAGTATTTTGACCTTCAAGACGCTTTCGGCAGGTGGATTAGCGAGCGCTGCACCCTTGACGCAGCCTTCAGCGCGCGGCCTGGCGCCCTTTACGCTGATTTCCGAAATTGGACCAAAGCCAACGGGGAACACGCCCCAAGCAACCAAGAATTTGCCGAAAATATCAATCGCCGCAAGGGCTTATTCCGTCGCCGCGTGCGGGGGCAGGATTGGGTAGGCGGCATCAAACTGAAGGAGATCGAAGATGAATTTGAAATCCCAGCTTGACCTGTTTGACCTTAAAGGGGGGCGGAGGGGGCGATGCGATGGGGAGTTTTCCCAACCTTTCACAAATACGGGCGCGCACGCATATGCGCAGGTGGGGAGGTTTGAAAAAGTCCCTCCTCGTACCGCCCCCACCGCCCCCACCGCCCCCTGCGAGACAGCGCCAGACCCCGCCCGCAATTACCCGACCAAAGCCAGCATCAAGACAGCCTTCGACGCTTGGCAAGCCGCTGGTGAACCCTGGCCACCGCCTGCCGGCCTCACAAGCGCGATTGCTTCCAGGCTGATCCCGCGCCGGGCACCCCAGCACGGCAAGCGGTGGCGCTGATGGACCTAACCCCTGCCCAGGTGGCGCGCGCCCATGCCGATGATGCGCTTGCCGAGGAGTGCCTGCGCCGCGCCAAAGCCGCCCAGGACGGCTTGCAGCACCCAAAGCTGGACCAGGAGGGCCGGGAATATTTGGAGGGGCTTGTGAGGCGGTTTAAATGGCTTGCAGGGCGGTTGCAGCCAACGACACCAAAACAGGACGAAAAACCATGATTGATTGGCAGCCGATTGAGACAGCCCCCCGCGATGGCAGGGACGTGCTGATTTACGTTGATCAAGCCACGGTGCCGTTGGTAAGGTTGGCTTGGTTCAAAACGCAGAAAGACGTGCAGGAGTTAGGTGGCGACCCGGAAGAGGTGGGTTGGTGGTCGTTTTACCTGTCATGCGGCAGTGAAAAACTATCATGGGAGCCTACCCATTGGGCAGTATGGGAAGGGCCGAAGTCATGACCATGACGAAGCCGAAACCCGCGCGCACGCGCGGGCAATCAAGCCCCGAGGCCGACCTAGGCCCTGCCCAGCGCATTCGCAACGGCGCGCTTGAGATCGGGTTCCGGGCCGATCCTGACCAGCCCAGCCGCACCGTGAAAGGCGCCCGCGTCCGGGTGTGGTATCACGCCGAATGGAGCGAGGGCCGCCTGACCGATGCCCAGCACGAGGCGGCGGACCGATACAGCCTTTGGAGCGAAGAGGCGGCGTTACTGTCCGAGGGTAAGCCTGCCATTCGCGGCGGGCCAGGCGGCGGGGCGTTCAACGGGCCATCGGATAGGCTGGTGTGGCTTTTGGCGCAGCTACGCGCGGCGGACGCGGCGCTGGACCTATATCGTGATCCGGTCAAGCTGGCGATATGCTGGAACCTGACGCCGGAGTATCCTGACGCGGTGCGGGTGGGGTTGCGGCGATTGGCAGAGTTTTGGGGGATGTGATGAATACATGGTGGGCGGCGCAATCGTGCGGACAGATCGTTTTCGAGGCCGCGCGCATGGCCAGCCGGCAAGGCGAGGAGGTGCGGTGCAATTTCGTTTTGATGGATTGCGAGGTGTTTGTGCGGCCATTGTCGGAACTTAGCCCGTGCCCGACATACTTCTGGCTTGGGGCGGATGGGGAATGACAACCATGGAATGGCAACCGATTAAGACCGCGCCGAAGGATGGGCGGCTTATTCTCGCATGGGAAGAACCCGAACTCACATACCGCCTGATATTTTGGGGCAGCGGTAAATGGCGCTACTATCCTTTTGGTGTGGAATGTGACCCCACCCATTGGATGCCGCTGCCCGAAGCGCCAAAAACCCCTTGACAAGCCCCCGCCGGGCTTGTAGCGAGGGAATATAACTCACAATTGCGCCCGGAGCCGGAAAGGCTGCCGGGCTTTTTTATGGAAAAAACCGATGGGCACGAAAAAGAAGGGCGGCAAGAAGTGCTAATGGGCGGTCGCACGAGCGCGACCCGTCCAAAGGGTAACGGCCCCGGCCATGGCGGACCGGCCAGCGGCACGCCCGCACAGGGCGCAGGCTACGGGCCAGGCGCAGGCCCGGCCAAGGCTTTCACCAGCGAGCAACAGCCGACCGGCGAGGCCAAATCCGCCGGCAAGGAAGTCGCAGCCGAGATTAAGGCGCAGATCGCCGCACGCAAGGAAGAGATACTCGCCGCGCAATTCACCCGGGCGCTGGACACAGCGCACCCGCAAGGCCACGCGGCGGCCAAGGATTTGCTGGACCGTATCGCGCCACCTGAAAGCAGGACGGACGTGACCACGAATGGCGAGCGCCTTGGCTACGTCATCATGGCGCCGGCAGAGGCAGAGGACGCCGAAGCATGGGCGAAACAGCATCAGCCCCAAGCATAGTCTGGCGCCCCCAGGCAGGCCCGCAAACGGCGCTTTTGACCTGCCCGGTCTTTGAGGTTTTCTTTGGCGGGGCGCGCGGCGGCGGCAAGACTGATGGCATGTTGGGCGAATGGGCCGTTCATGCTGACCGATATAGCAAGCAGGCCATCGGCCTGATGGTCCGCCGCACGCGGACGGAATTGCAGGAGACATTCGAGCGGGCGCGGGCGCTATTTACACCGCTCGGCGCGCAATTCACCAGCGTTCCAATGCGGTGCGTGATGCCAGGCGGGGCAAGACTGACTTTCGCCTATCTTGAGCGCGACGCGGACGCCGAAAGCTATCAGGGTCACAGTTACACGCGGGTTTATGTCGAGGAGGCTGGCAATTTCCCCAGCCCGGCGCCGATCTTGAAACTGTTTGCCACGTTGCGGTCCGGTTCTGGCGTCCCGTGCCGCATACGCTTGACGGGCAACCCGGGCGGGCCTGGGCATCAATGGGTAAGGGCGCGCTATATTGACCCTGAGCCGATGGGCTGGCGGGTTATGAAGGACGATGTGAGCGGCCTGGAGCGGGTCTATATCCCGTCGCGGGTTGGCGATAACCGGCACTTGGGCGCGGATTATGTGGCGCGGCTGCGGGCGAGCGGTGCCCCTGAATTGGTCCGGGCTTGGCTAGAAGGCGATTGGTCTGTCATCGCCGGGGCGTTCTTCCCCGAGTTTGACATGGGCCGGCACGTCATCGCGCCGCGCGAACTGCCCGAGCATTGGTTCCGGTTCCGGTCTTTGGACTGGGGCAGCGCTAGGCCCTTCTCGGTGGGCTGGTGGGCCGTGTCAGACGGCGAATTGGCCGACATCCCGCGCGGTGCGCTGGTGCGTTATCGGGAATGGTATGGCAACACTGGCAAGCCGAATGAAGGCCTGCGAATGACTGCCGAGGAAGTGGCGCAGGGCATCGCGCAACGTGAGGCGGGCGACCCTAAGCCTGAGAATGGCCTTCACGGTGTGGCGGACCCGGCCATCTTCAGCAGTGACGGCGGGCCAAGCATCGGCGAGCGCATGGCGCGTTCGGCCAAGGTTTTCTTCCGCCCGGCGGATAATGCCCGCGTGTCGCGTCAAGGCGCGCTAGGCGGGTGGGACCAAGTTCGGGCTAGGTTGCGCGGTGACGAAACAGGGCCGGGTTTGCTGATATTCAGCACGTGCCGCGACCTGATCCGCACTTTGCCGGCGTTGCAGCATGATCCTGACCGCCCGGAAGATGTGGACAGTGACGGCGAAGATCACGCGCCGGATGAGGCCCGTTACGCTTGCATGAGCCGCCCTTGGGTGCGGCAGAAGCCGGTGCAAAAGCCGGGGAATATTGTGTCAGTTGGTGGCACGAATACCGCCACCTTTAACGATTTATGGAAAACCGCGCCGCAAGCCGCGCGCTGGTAAGGAAATCCGCCATGTTGAATGCCCCATTCTCGCCCGGCGAGACCTTAACGCTTTCCGTAACAACCACCAGCAGCAACGCAAGTTTTGCGACGGCTGGAACGGCGGCGTCTGTCATTGAAGTGCAGAATACTGGCTCTTCCCCATGCTTTATTGTTTTCGGAGCCACCGCAACAACAGCGGGATATCCGATTGGTGCCGGTCAGGCCAAACTATTGAGTAAACCGCCCGGACAAGCGCAGATCGCAGCCATTTGTGGGTCTGGCAGCACCACGCTTTATGTCACGTCAGGCCAGGGCCGTTAAATTGTCACAGCGCCTAAATACGCGGTTGCGGGCGTCGGCTGCCGCGGTTAGCAGCGGCATCGTCACCAGCGGCCTTGTGATGCACTTGGACGCGGGCAACGCCGCATCCTATCCCGGCAGTGGCACGGCTTGGACTGATTTGACCGTGAACGGGAATAACGGGACGCTGACCAACGGCCCGACCTATAGCGCGGCGGATGGCGGCCAGATTGTTTTTGATGGTGTGAATGATTACATCAGCGGGACGAATAATGCATCCGTGCAGATCACTGAGGGAACCATAGCGTGTTGGGTTCGGTGTCAAACTGAGCCTAATTATGTCGGTCTCATAAGCAAAAATCGTGCGTGGGCACTAGTAACTAACAATGATGTGCTTGGCTGCTATGATTGGGGTAATGCTGTTTTTCGATCTACTGGCTTAAATATCGCGGATAATGCTTGGCGTTACATTGCTATGACTTTCACGAACACGGTTGGAACCCCCTCAAACAACGCGATTATTTATGTTAATGGTTCTGCTGTGCTGACCACCACAACAAAGCATGTTAATCAAGCTACGGAGTTTGGTTTAGCGGTAGCAGAGGCATCTTCTGGCGAGAATTTGCGGGGCGGTATTGCGATTGGTCATATCTATAACCGCCCAATTACTGATCTTGAAGTCCTTCAAAACTTCAACGCCAACAGAGCGAGGTTCGGCCTATGATTGAATGGAAAATCGCAAACCTATTTGCCACGCTGAGCAATTCCGAGGTGGACCAGCAGCGCCCCAATGGCGCGATTGTGGTGCGCGCTGAATGGCAGGTAACGGGGCGCGACCAGAACATCACGGCAAGCGTGACGGGCTTTCAAGAATTTGTCTATGACCCGACAACGGAGTTCACGCCGTATTTTGGACTGACGGAAGAACAGGTTTTGTCGTGGGTTCATCGCGCAATGGCCGGGCAGCGCAAAGCCTATGAAGATATGGTGATGCAGCAAGTGGCGCAGAAGAAAGCAGAGCCGATCACGCTGCCGCTGCCGTGGCATCAGCCCGCGCCGATTATAGTGGAACAGCCTTCCGGCAACGACACGCTGATAGGCGGCAACGGCAATGATAGTCTTGAAGGTCTGGCGTGACCCGCAAAATACCGCCTGGAGTTGGTCATGCCTTGATTGGCGCTGCGCTGACTGCAGCTATTGGTATCCCATGCGCGCTGTTTGGCTTGCCTGCGCTTATCGGCGCTGGATTTGCCATTGGGTTCTATGTCGGGCGCGAACGGCGCCAATCGGAAGAACACTTTGGAAGCAACCGCATCTGGCCGTGGCAATGGAAGCCGCGCGCTGGGCGTGATATCGCTTGGCCTGCGCTGGCGGCGGCACTTGCCGCGCTTTTGATTGAGGTTTTAGCGTAATGTCGCAGGAGCCGGACGATCTCAAATACAAGACGCCAGAGGGCAAGTATCGCCGCTGGCTGGTCGAGATTGATCAGGCCGAGAAGTGGTGCCGCGATTGGCATGAGACTGCCAAGAAGTGCTTGAAGCGCTACCGCGACGACCGGAATGAGCTTCAGAAAACACAGCGCCGCATCAATATATTTTGGTCAAACGTCGAAACCCTGAAGCCTGCGCTATATGCGCGGCGCGCGAAGCCCGTGGTGGAGCGGCGCTTCCGCGATGCTGACCCAATTGGCAAGGCGGCGGCGGAAACGCTGGAGCGGGCTACCACTTTCGCCACGGACAGCGACCAGTTTGACGAGGTAATCCGCCAAGCGCGCGATGATCGGCTTATCGTCGGGCGCGGCACGGCCTGGCTGCGCTATGTGCCGCATTTCCAGCAGATGAACCCGCCGACGCCCGCCGATGGCGTCAGCGTGACGGATGACGCCGCCGAATATGAGGCGGAAACGCAAGCCCAGGCGCCAGTTGAGGCGCTGGTGTTTGAAGAAGTCGCGCATGACTATGTGGCGTGGGAAGACTTCCTTATGTCGCCGGCCAAGACTTGGCGCGAGGTGTCATGGGTTGCCCGCAAGGTGCAGATGACGCGCGCCGAATTGGTGGAGCGTTTCGGCAAAGAGATTGGCAGCGCGGTTCCGCTGAATGAGCGGGCCGACAAAAACGGCAATGATTCTGCGGAGGCGCGTTTTCGTGATGGGCTTTCCGCCCGCGCTGACGTGTTTGAGATTTGGAGCAAGGCAGAGCGCAAAGTGTGTTGGCTTGCGCGCGGCTATGAGGGCTTGCTTGACGAGCGCGACGATCCGCTGCGCTTGCGTGATTTCTTTCCGTGCCCGCGCCCGATGTTTGCGACCGTTACCACAGAGAGCCTAATTCCGATCCCTGACTACATGATGTATAAGGATCAGGCTGACGACTTGGACAGCGTGACGCTGCGCCTTTCCATGCTGACGGAAGCTTGCCGCGTTGCCGGTGTTTATGACGCATCGCAGGACGCCAGTGTTGGGCGTCTGTTCTCCGAGGCCAGCGATAATCAGTTGATCCCGGTGAATACCTGGGCCGCGTTCTCTGAAAAGGGCGGGCTTCGCGGAGTGTTGGATTTCGTGCCGCTGGATGGCATTATCGCCACCATCCGCGAATTGACGTCGCGCGAGCAAGTCTTGAAAGCGCAGATTTATGAGATCACGGGCATTTCTGACATTGTTCGGGGCTATTCCGCGCCGTCAGAAACCGCCACGGCGCAGCAAATCAAGGGGCAATTCGCGGCGCTGCGGTTGCAGGAACAGCAGTCCGAGGTGGCGCGGTTTGCGCGTGACGTGATTGCGATGACGGCGGAAATCATCTCCGAGCATTTCCAGCCGCAAACGATTGCGCTGATGTCTGGCCTGGCAGAACAGGCGCCAGAGTTTCAGCAGAATTTCATGGCGGCGGTGCAACTTTTGCGTAATGATCGGATGCGGAGTTTCCGCATTGACATCGAGACGGACAGCACGATTGCGGTTGATGAAACCGCCGATAAGCAGGCCGCGACTGAGTTCCTTACAGCAATGGGCAATTACATGGCGTCCAGCTTGCCAATGGCGCAGCAAGCGCCGGAATTGTTGCCGGTGATTGGGCAAGGCGCGGTATTCCTGGCGCGGCGCTTCCGGGCTGGGCGGCAATTGGAAGGGTCAATCGAAGCGTCATTCCAGGCGCTGGAGCAACGCGCGCAACAGATGGCGCAGCAGCCGCAACAGCAGCAGCCTGACCCGGCCATGCTGAAGGCGCAGGCTGATCAGCAGCGCTTGGCCATGGAAGGCGAAATTAAGGGCCGTGAGCTGATGCTGCGAGAGCAGGAATTGACGTTTAACGCGGATTTGAAAGCGCGCGAGATGGGCTTGCGCGAGGCCGAGATGATGCAGTCCCGCAAGGACGCGCTATTGCCTGACCGTGAAGCGCTGGTGCAAGGCAACGAAGGCGCTTTGACGCAATTGGCGGCATCCCTTGCCGCATTGGGCCAAAGCCTAGAGATGATGCAGCAACAGCAAACAGACACGGCGCAAATCCAGATGCAGGCGCTGGCGCAGTTGGCGGCTTCCATGACGGCACCTAAGCGCGTGGTGCGAGGCCCTGATGGCCGCGCCATGGGCGTCGAAACCGTCTTGAACTGATCGGCGGGGCATAGATTATGGCGGTTCAGCTTTCTGTCGCAGTGCGTAACGCGCGGCTTGATGCAATTGAAACGACTATCGGCGCATCTGCGGTGTTGAAGATTTTCACGGGCAGCCCGCCAGTCAATTGCGCGGCAGCGGATAGCGGCACCGTGCTTGCCACGATCAATCTGCCTTCCGATTGGATGGCGACGGCAAGCGGTGGCAGCAAGTCCAAAAGCGGCACATGGGAAGACTTGAGCGCCGATAACACCGGCACGGCAGGGCATTTCCGGGTTTATGATAGCGGTGTGACGATTTGCCATATTCAAGGCACGGTCGGCACCAGTGGAACAGATATGACGGTCAATAGCACTAGCTTTACTGCGGCGCAGCCCTTCACAGTCAATTCCTTCACCCTGACGGATGGAAACGCATGAGCGATTTCGTAGGTTACACGCCGGGGTCTGGCGAACAGATCGCGGTTGACAATATACCGGGCGGCAAAGTCCAGCGCGTCAAGGTAATGCTTGGCCCTGACGGCGTAGATGGAGGCGATGTTTCGAGTTCAACGCCGCTTCCGGTCGCCGCATATGGTGAATTGATTGAAGCAATCGAGGCCATGCGGATTGCGATTGCGGCCCTGACCAAAACCATCGGCTTCGCGCTTCCAAATGCGCTTGGCCAGCCGATCTTTGAGGCGCGTCAAGGCACTGCGGGTAACTTGCTGATGACCGCAAACCTGGCGGGCAATCAAACCTTAGCCACCTTGACCAATCAAACGCAGATGGGCGGCTTTGCATCAAATGACCAAATTCCCGCGCTAATGCACCTTCAGGCGGACAACCTCCGCCGCAACATTACGGTGAGCTAAAATGGCAACCACAAACGGCAATAAAAAAATTCTTGATCTAAAGCGGTGGGAATTTTGTGCCATTCTGCCCACCACCACGCAGGCTGGAACCTTCGTTGCTTCATCGCGCCATTTTCGACAGCAGCAGCTTTGCGTTCGCAGCAACTCCGAGGCTTTCATCTATAATCCCTCCGAGGATGGATGGGTGCCGATTACCTCACCGGGCTTGGCCGGTACGTTTGGCGCGGGCGCGGCTGGGGTTTCTGGCGCGTGGTCAACAGGCTCGACGGTGGGCGCAGCTTCACTGACTGCGACGGGTGGCAGCACAACCACGATTATTACAAACCAAACCCTTGCGCGGGACTTGCGTGGCTACAAGGTCCTCATTATGGCCGGGCCGAACGCTGGCGCGGTTTTGGATATTGCGTCCAACACCATCGCCGCAAATGCGGTTATTACCGTCACGCCTGCCCAGGCGGTCGCGTTTTCTGCTTCGACGGTCTATCGCCTGCTGACGCCGCGCTGGTATGTCTTGGGTGCGGGAACTTTGGCGGCGGCATCCTTTCGCGTTTATGACTTTGCCACCAACACGTGGACAACGCTTACTCAGACGGGCCTGCCCGCTTCTTTAGGCACTGACGGAAAGCTTATTTCTACACCTTCAATTGTTAATGGTGATTTCAAAAGCTTCGCCACCGGCACCGCGACAAGCGCCACAAGCACAACGCTAGCGCAGACTGGCAAGACTTGGACCACATCGCAATGGATCAATTCGCAGGTTCGCATCACGGGCGGCACAGGGGCGGGCCAGATTAGGACCATCACGGCTAACACGGCGGACACGCTGACCGTTGCCACTTGGACCACAACGCCAGACGTCACCAGCACTTACGCCATTTCTGGCAATGACAATTTTCTCTACTACATCGGCAACAACGCCGTTACAATGTATCGCTATGACATCACGGCGAACACATGGTCAACGCTATCCCCGATAGCGGCGCGGGCAACCGCACCTCAAGCTGGGATGTCCGGGCATTGGGTGCATTCGGTGCCGGTTTCGGAGAGCGATTGGAACAACGAAAGCGCCATTCTGAACGGACGCTATATCTACTCCTTTCAGGGTGGCGGTGCTGCAAACCTGCATCGCTACGACATCGCGGGCAATACCTGGGCGACCATCACCTACGCGCCCAATGCCGAAGTGTTCAGCACGGGCACTAAATACGCGCTGCACAACGGAACGCTGTATATTCAGAAAGACCAAATTGGCCGCTGGTATGCGTATGATTTTGCCCGGTCAGAAATGTTTCCGTGGGGCATGATGCTTTACCCTCAAGGTTCAGCCATTGTGGGCGATACCGCGTTTGATGTGCTTTATAAAGATGGCGCTACGGAAATTTACTACATTCACATGGTTCTGAATACGCTCAACATCAATCTCAGACAGCAGGTGATCTAGCCATGGACAAAGAAGAATTGATCGCAATGCTTGAGGCGAAAATTAATAGCCTTGTCACCCTAAAGGGGTCACTTGAGAGGCTAAACGAATTGCAGCGGGCGCAGGAGGTGGAGATTGAAATTAACGACACGCAAGCCCTGCTGAACGAGCAGCTTTCGCCGCCTAGCGAGTAAATCCTATGACGCTGCTGACGCTCCTTCAGTCTGGCGGCGCGTCCGTAGGGATTACGGCTGATCTTAGCGTCACGCTTGGGGCGCTTACCCTATCATCGGACGCGACGGTAAGCAGCGCGGGCATTACCGCCGATCTGAATGTCACGCTTGGAAGCCTGGCGCTATCTTCAACGGCGACCATAACGCAACCGCCGATCACGGCTGATCTAAACGTCACCCTGGGCGCTTTAACGCTGGTCTCCAGCGCCACGCCCGAGGCAGGCGGCCAAACGCGCGGCGGGTTCTATACCAAAGAGGACCGCAAGCGTCACAAGCGCCTGTCTGAATTGGCGGTGCAGCGCCGCGATAAGCAACGCGACGAGCAAGACGCATTCAGAAGCGCCCTAGAGGACGCATACGACGCGGCCCTGGGGCTTGTGGATGAACCAGCGGCAGAAACCCGCGCGGAAGTGCGGGAAGCCATTGCAGAGGCCGCGCAAGCGGCGCCAGAGCCTTACCGGGCGGAAGTGCAACGCCTGCGCGACTTGGCACGGCAGGCTGAGACGCTGGCGCAGATTGAACGAGTGATAACACGCATCGCGGCCATTCAGGCGAGGGCGGAAGCCGACGCTGATGATGATGAAACCGTGCTGATGCTGATGGGGTGACATGAAACGCAAATTCATCTGGCACGGCGGCGAATGGCGCGACGTGACCAATGCCAAGCGCGCGCCGCGTGTTGGGCCTTACATTGTGACTGACGGAATGAAGGCTTGCTTCCACCCGGCAACGGGCGAGATGATGGACAGCAAAAGCGCATTCCGCCGCGTCACGCGCGACCATGGCTTGACGGAAGTCGGCAATGACGCGCCGGCCATGAGCGCGCCCGTGCCAAGCTGTGTCGCGCATGATGTGGCGCAGGCTTACCAGATGCTTGAGCAAGGCTACACGCCGCCGCCGGTCGAAAATGCCGGCATTCTTGACGGGGCGAATTTGGAGACGCGCATCTATGAGTGATCGCTATTCCCGCGTCATGACTGACGCTGCAACTTGGCCGGGCGTGTTTCTGTGCGGAAAAGACGCTATGGCGGTCGCAAGGCGCCTTGATGAATACGCCGCCGCTTTTCAATTGCCAGATGATGGGCTTCAGCGCGTGGAAGCGGAGCGCCACTTGCGGGACACAAAACGCTTTTCTGCGCTTTTGCATTCCTGCCGCGTAACATTAGAAATCACCACCTAAAGGAAAATGAGCATGACGCTTTCTGAAAGCGGGGCTGCTGATGCAGCGCCTGCCGATGATCTGCGCGCCGATCTTGACGCCGCGTTTG